GGGACTCAAGCAGATCCGCAGACTTGGCCGAAGTATTCGACTGGGAGGACCGCAACCGATGAGAAAACAACGATTCCAAGAACTGGTGGATCTCTGCCTTAGCTGGGCCGAGCAAGAGCGCGACCTAATGGCGAGCAGCAACCCAAAGGAACCTCAAGCATGCTACCCAATGGCAGTGCAACTCTCAACCTGCCGAGGCGAACTCTACGAAATCATCAAGCGCATCGCATCAGACGAACTCCAACCAATAAACAAATGAGCAAACCAATACCAGAAGGCCAACCAGTTGAGGGCGACATGTCTGCCGCTCTCGACAGCCGTTTCCTCAACTACATCGTGCTGCAAGGCGCACTTGATAAGACCGGCAAGAAATACCTGCCAGTCACCATCGACCGCGTCGAGTTCCACGACGTCCTCACGTATGAGAACGGCACCAAGGACAAGGATGCCTATCTCCTCTACTTTGTGAAGTCCGACAAGCCCTTGAAGCTCAACAAGACGAACATCAAGCGCATCATCGGTCTGCATGGCACTATCGGCAAATCCTGGCACGGCAAGAAGATCGCCCTTGGCCTTGAGATTGACCGACGCCCAGACATCGGCGGGAAAGGCCCATGCGTCCGCGTCCTTAACATTGACCCCGACACTGGGAAAGCCCCGAGCGCGTTTTAATATGAAGACTGGAATATACCCCAACATGGGCATGGACGACTACCACGCCCTCAAACTCGACAAGGCAAACCTCAAGAATGGACCCATTTCATGCTCCATGCTCAAGGACTTTGCCCGCAACCCATACGCCTGGCTGAGATCCAAGCCCAAGGAGTCCACGCCGGCCATGAATACTGGCAGCCTGTTGGACGCTGCCATCACCGAGCCAGACCGTTTGGACGAGATTGTGGCGATCAGTCCATTCGATAGCTTCCGAACAAAGGAGGCCAGAGAGTGGAAAACAGAGCAAGAATCAGCCAATAGGCTCATAATTGCCCCAGAATCGCTCCAGAACGCTTTGAAGTGCGCGGAGGCAGTAAGGTCCCATAAAGAGGCTGGACGCATCCTGAGCCAATCTGAGGCCCAAACTGGCGTTTTTGGCAATTTGTATGGAATCCCAGCCAAGGCATTGGTGGATCTTGCGCCCAAGGCCGAACACTGGGACGAGACGCTCTGGGACATCAAAAGCACCCAAGCTGGCCTCGACGACGAGTCTGTCCGCACAAGCATCTCGAAATGGGGATGGTGGATACAAGCCGCATGGTATCGCAGCCTGTGGAACCTGGTCAGCCCAGACCGCCATTGCGAGAACTTTGGCCTGATCCTGATCGACCCGAACACCCGCGAGGTCCGCGTGGTCACGATGGCTCCAGATGCCATTATCCTCGGCAACCGCTGGATCAAGGTGGCGCTGAAGCGATTTATCACTGCCGCCCATGAGGGAATCAAAAGCGACTATGCAAGCGGCGTGACCCAACTGGACGTCATGCCGTGGTGCGCAATGAACGAGGACGAGTGGATCGAAAGGAACCAATGACCGAAAATCAACAACCAAATCAAACGAAATGAAGAAAACAACCAAAGTGTTAGACCAAGCCCACGGCGAATCGTGGAGCATCTACAATGCAGATTGCGTATCATTTGCACAAGGCGTGCCAGACAACTCAATAGACCTTAGCGTCTATTCGCCTCCATTCGCCAACCTCTACATCTACGGCGATAGCGTGGCAGATATGGGAAACTGTGAGGATGATGCTCAATTTTTCGAGCAATACCGATTCATGATAGCCGAAAAGCTCAGGATCACCAAGCCGGGCCGCATTACTTGCGTCCATTGCATGGATCTGCCAACCAGCAAAACCATGCACGGTTACATCGGGCGCCGAGACTTTTCTGGCGAGATCATCCGCGCCCACATCGAGGAGGGCTGGATTTACCATTGCCGAGTGACGGTCTGGAAAGATCCTGTTGTCGAGATGCAACGCACGAAGGCTCTAGGTCTGCTCCATAAGCAGATCAAAAAGGACTCATGCCGCAGCCGCATGGGGAATCCCGACTATTTGCTGGTTTTTTACAAGCCGGGCGACAATCCGGAGCCTGTGACTCATACCAATGAGGACTTCTCAGTTGATCAATGGCAGCAGTGGGCCAGCCCTGTCTGGATGGATATCAACCAGACCAACGTGCTGAACAAGAAGGGTGCCCGTGACGAGAAAGACGAAAAGCACATTTGCCCGCTTCAGCTTGATTTCATCCAGCGTTGCCTTGTCCTGTGGAGCAACCCAGGCGACACTGTTTTCAGCCCATTCACGGGCATCGGGTCTGAGGGATATATGAGCGTTAAACATGGCCGCAAGTTCATCGGAACCGAGCTGAAGCCGTCATATTTCAAGCAAGCCGCCGCGAATATTGCCGCAGCAGAATCAGAAAAGGAGGTCCTGCTATGAATGCCGCCTATCAGGATCTACTGATCCGCAAAAAAAAGATGGATCTCAACTGCCGCGATAAGGTCGAATGCAACCCACACAAGAATGCCAAGCCACACCAAGCCGACTGCCTTCGCAAGTTGCTGGAAGTTGGCACTGGCGCGGCATTCCTCGACACCGGACTAGGCAAGACGTTCCTGCAACTTGACTGGGCGCGTCATGTTCCTGGAGACGTTCTAATCCTTGCACCACTCGCCGTGGCTAATCAGACGGTTGAGGAGGCTGGCAAGCTTCTCGGCATGAATATCCACCATTCACGCGACGGCCAGGTGAAAGAGCGCATCACGATTACCAACTATGAGCGGGCGCACCTGTTTGACGTGTCCAGTTTTAATGCCGTAGTCCTTGATGAGTCTTCTATACTCAAAGGGCAATCATCCAAAATGCGACAATGGCTCACAGACGCATACCAGCATACGCCATGGAAGCTTGCTTGCACGGCGACACCTGCACCGAACGATCACACTGAGCTTGGCAATCACTCGCAGTTCCTCGGCATTATGAACGCTCAGGAAATGCTCACGCGGTGGTTCATCCATGATTCTGCGAATACGGCAGATTGGCGACTGAAGGGCCATGCAGTGAAAGACTTCTGGTCATGGGTAGGATCATGGTCCTGCTGCGTCTCCAAGCCTTCCGACCTCGGCCATAGCGACGAAGGGTATGATCTGCCAAATCTGCATATTGAGACACACGTCCACAATTCGCCACTTGTCACAGATTCAGCCGACATGCTCTTTGATATGCCAAGTGTGGCAGCCACTGACCTTCATGCCACCAGACGATCCACTATTGACGAGAGGTGCCGTAGCGTGGCCGATATGGTCAACCGGTCAACAGAGCCTTGGATTGTATGGTGTGAAAGTAACGATGAAAGTTTGATGCTTGCATCGTTAATCCCCGACGCCGTTGAGGTAAAGGGTAGTCAAACCATCGAGCAGAAGGAATCCAGGCTGGACTCCTTCACCAATCAAGATGCGCGTGTCTTAATCAGTAAACCCAAGATTTGCGGATTCGGCATGAACTGGCAGCATTGTCGGAATATGGCATTTGCTTCGATTAGCTACTCATATGAGGCGTTTTATCAAGCAGTCAGACGATGCTGGCGATTCGGTCAGACCGAGCAAGTGAACGTCCATGTCTGCATTTCAGATGCCGAAATCCCAGTCTGGAGGGTCATTGAACGAAAGACCATTGACCATGACACCATGAAAAGGGAGATGCGCGAGGCCATTGGGTATAGTCAGACGCATGACGTCAAGATTGACTATAACCCTCGAAAAAATGCAGTTTTTCCAAAATGGTTGAAATCTGAAAACCAATGACCGAACAGCAACAGGCCGACAAGGAATGGGAGCAAATCGCTGCCAGCATCAGGGTGGGATTTCATCGCCTCAAATCGTTACACGCCAACTGCCGCACCCAGCGGAACCGGCAACGATGCGAGGCCATGAAGTCTGCCATCCTTAAGGGGTTTGAACAAGCACTCGACATCGAATGAACCAATTAGATAAAACGAAAACATGCCGAAAATGCGGGGAAACCAAATCCCTCGATGCCTTTGGCAAACACAAAACGCACAAAGACGGCCTGGAATCGCATTGTAAATTGTGCCAAAAAGCTCAAAAAAAGGCTTACCGCGAAGCCAACAAAGAGAAAATCAAAGCTTGCCAAAAAGCTTACCAAAAAGCCAACAAAGAGAAGATATCAGCTCAACGAAAAGCCCACTACGAAGCCAACAAGGAGAGATTGTTAGCTCAAAAAAAGGCTTACCACGAAGCCAATAAAGAGAAATTATCAGCTAAAAACAAAGCTTACTACGCAGCCAACAGAGAGAAATTATTGGCTCAAGCCAAAGCTTGCCAAGAAGCCAACAAGGAGAAATTGAAGGCTCAAAAAAAGGCTTACCGCGAAGCCAACAAAGAGAAAATCAAAGCTTACAAAAAAGCCAACAAAGAGAAGATATCAGCTCAACGAAAAGCCCACTACGAAGCCAACAAAGAGAGATTAAACGCCAGAATCAGACAGCGCCGGAAAAATGACGTGCAATTTCGTCTAAGGCTAAACCTTCGCGGACGCCTCAACCAGGCCATTAAAAACCAGCAAAAGACTGGCAGCGCGGTTCGCGACCTTGGATGCACGATTAAAGAGCTAATGCGCCACCTTGAAGCGCAATTCACTGAGGGCATGAGCTGGGAGAACTGGGCACTAGACGGTTGGCACATTGACCATATCAAGCCGCTGGCGTCATTTGATCTCACCGACCGCAAGCAACTTCTTGAGGCGTGTCATTACACCAACCTCCAGCCGCTATGGGCCAAAGATAATTTCAGCAAAGGCGCAGCCATTATAAATCAGATAGTAACACCATGACCACCGAAACCTAATTCACACCATACAAGCACTCGAAATCCAATGAATAACCAAGCAGGAAAAGGCGACAAGCCGCGCCCGGTTGACCGCAAGAAGTGGGACGCAAGCCCGCTTTGGGACAAGATCGGGCCAGACAAGAAATCAAACAAGAAATCAAACAAGAAAACACCATGACCACCGAGACTCAGATCATGCTATACAGGCACGAAAAGGACCACCCATTTGCGACCAGTTCTCTTGCGTATCAGGAACTCGCCAAGCGAGCCAACGAACTCGAGCGCCAACTGGCCGAGCAATCCCGCCTTGTGGCCGAGATGGAATCGGGATTTATTATTGAAACACCATGAAAAGATTTATCGACACAGACAGATGGAAGAAGACTTGGTATCGCCGGCTTTCACCAGAGCTTAAGTGCTACTGGTCATGGCTGACCGATCATTGTGATTGCGCTGGAATCATTGACGTTGACGTAGAGGTCGCGGCATTCCAGATCGGTGCCAAAAGCCTGCCAGACCCATGTAATGCCTTTCCGGGTAAAGTGAAGTTAATTGGCGACAAATACTTTATCGTGGACTTTGTCCGCTTCCAAAATGGCTCAGAATTGAACCCCAGCAATAATGCTCATAGGGGGATTCTTAAAAGGTTGGAAGCCATTGGCTATGATGGAGTTCCAGATGAGTCAACTAGCCCCTCACAAGCCCCTAGTGAGCCCCTACCTAGGGGCACAGGTAAAGGTAAAGGTAAAGGTAAAGGTAAAGGTAAGGGTAACAGTAAGAACGACATCAAACTGCCGTTTGAATCCGAGAAGTTCAAAGAGGCTTGGGATCATTGGGTGGCATTCCGAAAAGAATCCCGCAAGCCAATGCCTGAGACCACCATTGCAGCACAGATCAAAAAGATGGAGGCATGGGGAGAGGCCAAATCCATTGCCACCATCCAGCGATCCATTGAAAACGGTTGGACAGGACTGTTTCCAGATGATAAAGCTGGCACCACCCCAACCACCGACGTCCCAGAAGGCTACATCAAGACACCAAGTGGTCGCATCGCAAAATTCCAGAAATGAACCAACAAGAACAAACCACACCCCACAGCATTGGATGCGAGAAATCGGTCCTCTCCACCCTGCTCCAAGAACCAAACCGGGCAGACGACGTGGCCCAACTTACCGAGGACCACTTCCACCTGCCGGGCCACAAGACCATTTTCCGATACATCATGCGGGAAATCCAAGGCCCAAACCCAGTCAACCCAGACGGCGTGGACATCACGCTGCTCTGCCAGCAACTCAACGAGGATGGCGAGCTTCACCGCGTAGGCGGCCCATCGACGCTTGCCGACCTGTTCACCTACTCGCCCAGCCCCTTCCACTTCCCCAAGCACGTCGAGGAGCTGACGAGGTTTCTGGCCTACCGCAAAGCCATCCAAGCGGCAGACCAGATCCGTGGACTGGCATACCAGACCGAGGACGTGTCCGAGATTCTTTCAGCCACAAGCGAGCCAATTACCGAGATCCAAGACCTGTTGACTGGCGCATCCAGCCGGTCGATGAGTAAGGGCATGGTCATTGAGGAGGCACTGAGCCGGTGGCAAGCCAAGTGCGAAGGAAAAGCCACCCCAATGGGCATCGAAACCAGCATGACGTCATTCAATCAAGCATTCCACGGATTGCACCCTCGCAAGACCATTGTCATCTCAGCCTACCCAGGCGGGGGCAAGACGACGCTTGCGGCCCAGCTTTGCATGGATGCCGCATTTGAGGGCGCCAACGTCCTGATTTGCTCCCTCGAGATGCCGCAGGTCGACATCATGGACCGTATGCTTGCCTACGCCTCCAATCGCCCTCTGGACGCCATCCACGACCCTGTTGGATATGCAAGGCGGGAGTTCGGC